TGATCGCGCCTTAAAGATGGAGGGTCTCCAAGATCTTTTGATCGATGAGTTCATCCAACAAATCAAAGGCGGCGAGTCATCCCCAGCACTCCTTAACGCTGCCCGTCAAATGCTCAAGGACAACGGCATCTATGCTACGGTAACCAAAAGTAGCCCCTTGGGTGAACTTGTTAACCTACTTCCGTTTCACGACGAGGGACTTGACCGTGTTGTCGGGGAATAGTATTAAGTTCAGATATTTATGCACCAAGTTCCGCATCAACTTAAAGACTTTAGAAACTTCCTGTACTTGTGCTGGAAGCACCTGAAGCTCCCTGATCCAACACCAATCCAGTATGAGATAGCCGACTGGATGCAACATGGCCCCAAACGGGCTGTCTTGCAGGGGTTTCGGGGTGTCGGTAAATCGTGGATCTGCTCTGCCTATGTTGTCCACCAGTTGCTCCTAGATCCCTCTAAGAACATCCTTGTGGTCTCTGCGTCCAAGACTCGGGCGGATGACTTCTCTACGTTCACGCTTAGGTTGATCCACGAGATGCCCATGTTGGAACACCTGAAGCCCACGGATAAACAGCGGTTCTCCAAGATCTCCTTTGATGTTGGTCCAGCACCTGCGTCCCATGCGCCCTCTGTGAAATCCCTTGGGATCACCTCGCAGCTTACAGGTTCCCGTGCGGACATCATTGTGGCCGACGACGTGGAAGTCCCAAACAACTCAGCAACCCAGTCACTTAGAGACAAACTTGGGGAACAGGTGCGAGAGTTTGAGGCCATCCTTAAGCCCCTTGGGTCGTCACGGATCTTGTTCCTTGGGACACCCCAGTGTGAAGACTCCATCTACAACAAGCTGATCGAGCGGGACTACTCGTGCAAGGTGTGGCCCTCTAAGATCATCACGGTAGCCAAGAACGAGAAGTCCTACCAAGGCAACGTAAGCACTTCGTGTGTTGATGATGCCCGTGAGGGACTCCCCAGTGAACCCCTTCGATTCTCTGAGTTGGACCTTGCTGAACGAGAAGTGTCCTATGGTCGCACAGGGTTTGCCATGCAGTTCATGCTTGATCCTAAGTTGTCCGACTTAGATCGTTATCCCTTAAAGATCAACGATTTAATCGTGATGGACATCGACAGGGACAAGGCTCCTGAGAAACTTGTGTGGGCGCAGTCACCGGATCTTATTTGGGACTCTTCAGTACCCAACGTAGGCTTCACGGGAGACAGGTTTTATCGGCCCTTTAAGGTCGTGGGAGATCACATTGATTACCAAGGCTCGGTGTTGTCCATTGACCCTTCGGGACGTGGTAAAGATGAAACAGCTTGGGCAGTCGTGAAGATGCTCAATGGCTACCTTTACGTCGCTGAGTTCGGTGGTCTCCAAGGTGGCTACAGTGCTGACGTGTTAAAGACCCTTGCCCTTAAAGCTCACCACCACAACGTCAACGAGATCATTGTGGAGTCCAACTTTGGCGACGGGATGTTCACGGAGATCTTCAAGCCTTACCTTGAAAAGGTCCACCCGTGTTCCATCAAGGAAGTCCGTCACAGTACCCAAAAGGAGAAGCGCATTGTGGACACCTTGGAGCCAGTCATGAACCAACACAGGCTTGTCTTTGACCCTAAGTCCATCAAAAAGGACTACGAGTCTTGCTCGGTGTACCCCACGGACTCCCAGTTACGTTACCAGTTGATGTACCAGTTATCACGGATCACAAGGGACCGTGGTGCTTTGACCCACGATGACCGCCTAGATGCCCTTGCAATCGCTGTGGCCTACTGGGCTGAACATATGGCCCAAGATGCCAATAGGCGCATTGACGACCGCAAGGAGGATCTCCTGAAGGATGAACTGACCAAGCTTGCCGACTCTTATTTCAAACGAACCAACAACCAACGAAGCATCAACTCATGGATTTAATCAAGAACATCGCAAGGTCACTAGTACCACCATACAGAGCCGCTAAGGGGTCTAGGAGGGCTTTGGTTGCTATTTGTGTAGGACACAGCCGAAAAGGGGACAAGGGAGCCCTAAGTGCCTCTGGAGCCTCCGAATGGACCTACAACCAAAAAGTCGCTGAGATCCTTAGGATGGAGTTGGAAAAGAACAACATCAACTCGGTGGTCTTCAGCACCTATGGTGGCCAAGGATACACAGGGGCCATGATGTGGTTGTGCGCTCAGCTTGAGTTACTTAAGGTGGATTTTGCAGTGGAACTTCACTTTAATAGCTCCGACAAACCAACCGCAAAGGGCTTTGAGTTCCTTTATTGGAAGACCTCTAAGAAGGGCCAAGTGATTGCCAACACCTTCCAACAAGTCTTCAAACAAAAGTTTCCCCTTAATGCAGATAGGGGAACCAAGGGGTTGTCCAAGGAGGACCGTGGTGGTTTGTTCACACGCCTACCCTCAATGCCCTGTGTAATCCTAGAACCCTTCTTTGGGAGCAACACCATCGAGTGTTCCTTGTTTGAGGGAGAAAAGGGTCAAAGGCTCCTTGGGGAAACCTATTGTGAGGCCTTGGTCAACACTGTGCGTTCTTTGGGCCTGTAGGGGGTCTAGGAGGGCTTTGGGGGTATTACCGTGGTAGATGACAGCGGAAACAAACCTAAAGGCTCTCAGAATGGCTCCTAGGTGGCCTTATTGAGTTTTCCCCTTTAACGACCACGTCCGTGGGAAACAAAGGGTTGCCTCAATGTGGGCCTTAAGGTCTCTCCGTTGCGGTCAATCCATCGCTTACGCTCAGTCCTTCCCTTCACTGCGTTCCGTTCCAACACACTTATTGGTTGATTGTTAATGATTTACCCCTAGAGTGACCTTGATTGATGCACTAATAGGAAAAGAAACTTCGGTTTTTTGTCTTCTTAAGTTTATTGTTGTGGTTTGAAGTTGTGGTTTCAACTGTAACAACTACCCTTAAGGACACCTATAAGGGGGTAAGGGGGTAAAAAAATAAGGATAACTCTAAGATAACTTAGAGTAACATAGAGTAACATAGAGTAACTTAGAGTAACTTAGAGTAACTTAGAGTAACTTAGAGTAACTTAGAGTAACTTAGAGTAACTTAAAGTTCTCCGTAGCAAAAGAAAGAAAGAAAAGATGATCACCTTAGCTGAAGTCGAATATTTAAACAGTTGTTTTAATCAAGGAGAACCCAAGGGTATTCCAAGTGAGGAACTTGTGGATGTTGTTGTGAAGACTCTTGGGGAATTCTTTGAGGGCTTTGTGTTGACCGTCATAGACTCCAAAGGAGAGCAGTACACGGCAAGCAACGTGGATGCCATTAGCGGTATCGAGATGATCAACGAGGCCATTGATGCGCTTGAGAATGCCTACGCAAGTGAAGGTGGTTGAGCTACGGGTGGATATTGGGTGACTACGGGTGGATATTGGGGTGTCCTTAAGAATTTGGTAAAAATATCTGAAAGGGTATACGTAATGATGTCCGCCAAAAAATCCCCCTTGCCGGGTCCCGAATGCCTGATTTAAACGCCGGATTGCCAAGCACCGCCAGTAATGCCTAGGGAATAGGGAATCTGCGGGACACTCCAAGTGTCTTGTGGTGGAATAAAGGGGGTGGTTTGATGGGTAATGAGGGCGGGAAGTTGAATCCTTAGTAAATCACTAAGGTTAACGTGTTTTTTCATGATGTTGCCCTTTTGCGTTTTTGAATGTATGCACAAAGTAAACTCCAAGGTTGACCAGGAGTTTGACCAGGAGTTTGACCAGGAGTTTGACCAGGAGTTTGACCAGGAGTTTGACCAGGAGTTTGACCAGTCGAAATCTTTTCTGATTTATTGTTGACTCCGTGGAAGCGCCGCTTTAATCATCACCACGTCGCCGGGACATTCCGAAAGACACAACCTAATACCACCTAATACCACGATGAACATCCTACCCATCACAATTACAGCCAAGGAACTCGCCAAGCTCGTCGGAGAATGCCCGGCGACAAGCAACGGTCGTCACTATGTCACCAAGGGCGGCAATTGCTGTACGAAATGCGGAGCTTCTAAATAATCCACGATTTCAACGTCCTCGGCACTGACTTTAAAAGGCGCTCTTTAATTCACACCTAATACCACCCATATGAAAACAATCGCACAAATAGCCGCCTGCATTGCCCTTGGCCTTGCCTTCATCGCCACCGCCTTAGCCTTTCGGGCTTGCCTTGAATTCCTCGATCTCGTGTAAAAAAAACAAATAACAGAAAACAAGAACATCATGAAAAACGAAAACACTACCACCGCCACTCCTAAGTGGATTAACTTATCTGACATGACCATTGCACAACTTGCTAAGACAATCTCGAACGATTGGTCCAAAGTAAATTACGCCGCCAAACCCTATCTTTACGCTATGTTATATCTTGAGAGTATCCATGACAGATATTTCCAAGATGACGGAAAAACCATCGTACGCTATTTTCTTTCGAATGCCTCAACGTATCGCGGCGAGTTAGCTCGTGAAATAAAGGCGGAATTGAATAAGCGTCTTAAGTAAAAATAATCCAATCACCCATCAAAAATAGAAAACACCTATAACATGAAAACGACATTGAACACATCAGACATCACCCGCGCTCTCAAATCAGACGAAAATGCAGCTTGGAGTTGGAACGGGGCGAAAGCCTTGGCGGAATATCTCGAGGAATACGAAGAAGCCACTGGCGAGGAAATGGAAATGGACCTTTGCGCCATTCGTTGCGACTTCTCGGAATCGACAAGCTTGCAAGATTGGCTTATGGAGCATCACGGGGCGGAAACCTTGGCGTTTGCCTTGCAGTATTCGGGAATCGACTTAGACGGTGACGAGGACGAGAATGAAATTGACGAGTTGATTCGCTCATACATCCAAGACCACGGGACGCTGATCGAGTTCGACGGCGGTGTCATCGTTTCCAGCTTCTAAACACTCCATAAACAACATGAAAGCAGAATTGAAAAACAGACTCGAACTTACTCGGAACCTTAAGAGCTACATCCGCACGGGCTACGTTTGGCCGGGAGGCTATCCTATGGCAATCGTGTTTGATGATTGCGGCGCGGTCTGCATGACGTGCGCTCGGAAGGAGTGGCGGAACATAGCGCACGATACCGTAAAGGGATGGAAAGGGACTGGGTGGAATGCCGTTGGGATGCAAGTGTTTTGGGAAGGTGGGAACCATTGTGACCATTGCAATGAATGCCTTGACGCCTACCCTGCGGAAGAAGGGGGGGAAGCATGAAAGCACCTTACAAGCACCCCGTGACCATCTTGGATACCCGGCGCGCTCACGGTCTCCCCTCTTCCATAAACCGCCGCCGCCGCGCTGGACCTTGGAAAGGCTATTTGATCATTTTGGCAATCCTTTGCGCGTTCTGGTTTTACTTTATAACGTTCCTCCTGCATTGCTTTAAATAGTCCATCACAATTCACCACCCGTCCCTTAGGTAAAACTAGGGGACGGTTTTTTTTCCTAGGTCATCCTAGGTCATCCTAGGTCATCCTAGGTCATC